GATGCGACGGAATGGCCCCGCGCCCGTCTGTGGCGCGGTCTGGCTTGCGAGAACATCACCCAGGCTGTTGCCAACGATCTGCTACGCTACGCGCTGCGGCGGCTGGAGGAAGAAGGGTTTGAGACGGTGCTGCACGTTCACGACGAGATCGTGCTGGAAGTCGAAGCCGCGCAAGCCGACGCCGCCGCCGCGGCGCTAGTCAAGATTATGTGTACGCCACCCATGTGGGCCGCAGGACTGCCGCTGAACGCGGAAGTCGCGGTCATGACCCGTTACGGCAAGGGATAGAAAGGAATTGCGATGAGTGAGGATCGCGTTAAATTTCTCCAATACATCGCCGAACTATCTACGGAGCCAGGCGAGACGGCGCTGCTGCTGCGCCAGACGCCGTCGTTGGTGAACGACCAGATCGTCTACCACGGCGACGGCGTACCCAAGGCAACATTCCCGGCGTTCCTGCCTTCCAAGGCCAGGTTCAAGGTTGGCGACGCCTGGTACGTCAACACAGGATCGTTCATCGTTGATCGGTTCGTTGGCGGCAAGCCGTCGGCCAAGGCCGAGAACGTCGAGTACGTCCTGTTCATGATGCTGGACGATGTGGGCACCAAATCCAAGACGCCGCCGCTAGAGCCGACATGGATCATGGAAACGTCGGAAGGGTCGTATCAGTGGGGCTACGCGTTCACCAACCAGCCGACCAAGGCGGAGTTCTCCGCCGCCATTACCGCCATCGCCGAGGCGGGCTACACCGACCCCGGCGCTACCAACGCCGTCCGCAACTGCCGCATACCCGGCAGCGTCAACATGAAGAAGGGTCGCAACGGGTTCGAGGCGCGGCTGGTCGCGCTGCACCCCGAGCGCGAGTACGCGCTGGAAGACATCTGCGCGGCGCTGGGCGTCGAGCCGCCCGAGGCCGACACTGCCGAGATCCGAAGCATCAAAATCCGCGACACCGGCCACGACAGCGTGCTGGCGTGGCTGTCGGACAACAACATGGTGATGTCGCGGGTCAACAACGAAGGCTGGTGCGGCGTCATCTGCCCGAACCATGAGCAGCACACCGACGGCAACATCGAGGGACGCTACAAGCCGTTGGACCGGTCGTACTGCTGCTACCACGGCCACTGCCAAGACCTGACCAGCGCGGTGTTCCTGAAGTGGGTGTCGGAGAACGACGGGCCGACCGTCACACCCGGCCTGCGGGACGAGTTGATCGCCGAGCGCATGAAGCGGATGGCCGAGAAGATTATGCCTACCGAAGCCTATCCAGATCAAACGGCGGTTATCATCCGCGATGTCGAGCGCAAGGAAGCTGGCCGGCTGGAGAAGACCGAGTGGTTCGACCGTTTCGCGTACATCCAGTCTGACGACAACTTCTTCGACATGCTGACGCGCCGGGAATTGCCGCGCGCCGTGTTCAACGCGCTGTTCCGGCATATCGACTGCCGGTCTATTCACAACAGCAAGCGGCAGATTCCGGCGTCGGTGTATTTTGACGAGCGCCGGCAGGATTATGGGGCCAAGGCGCTGCTCGGCGTGACCTACGCCGCGGGCGAGGATGTGCTGGTAGCGCGTGACGGGCTGGTCTACGGCAACCGCTGGGTCAATATGCGCCCCGACATGAGCGACGCCGCGCCGGTTACTGACGCCGACATCGCGCCGTGGTTGGATCACTGTTACACGCTGGTCTCCGAGAGGACCGAACTGGAACACATCTGGAACGTGATGGCCTGCAAAATCCAACACCCAAACGTCAAGATCAACCATGCCGTGCTGCACGGCGGCGACGAGGGCAGCGGCAAGGACACCATGTGGGCACCGTTCCTGTGGGCGCTTGGCGGGGTGCATCAGCACAACCGTTCAATCATAGAGACGGGCGAGATCGGCAGCCAGTGGGGCTACAGTCTAGAAGCCGAGGTGGTCATTCTGAACGAGTTGCGCGAAACCGAGGCGCGCGAGCGCCGCGCGATGGCCAACAAGTTGAAGCCGATCATCGCCGCGCCACCCGACACGCTGTCGATTAACCGCAAGGGGCTGCACCCCTACGATATGCTGAACAGGCTGCAAGTCATCGCGTTCACGAACGACACGCTGCCGATCACGCTCCCGACGCAGGACCGCCGCTGGTTCTGCGTATGGTCGAGCGCGCCGCGCATGGACGCGGCGGAGGCGCAGAAGCTGTGGACCTGGTATAAGACCGGCGGGTTTGATTTGATCGCGGCGTGGATGTGGCAGCGCCCGGTGGCGGCGTTCAACCCCGCTGCCGCGCCGCCGATCACTGAGTGGAAGATCAACATGGTCGAGCAGGGCATGAGCGTCGCCGAGAGTTTCCTCGTCGATATGATGCGCCAGCGCATCGGGCCGTTCGCGGCGGGCGTTGTCGCGGGGCCGTTCCACAAGCTGTGCGACCTGATGGCGTCGCAGGGTCACGTCCCTATGGGCGTCCGCGTCCCGCAGGCGGCGCTGCTGCACGCCTTCAAGGAAGCCGGCTGGGTCGATTGCGGGCGCGTGGCGTCCGTGGAGTACCAGACGAAGCGACACATCATCGCCGCCGCGAACGTGGCAGCAACCAATACCAAGTCGGAGTTGCGCCGCGCAGTCGAACCGGACGCGCCGAAAAACAGGAAGGTAATAAAGATTCGGTAGCTGCGTACACCCAGCTAACGCAGCTAACGATGAAACCCCCGGTGTGCCTCACCGCGCCGGGGGTTTCTTTTTGTTTGCAGCTTGCAACAAATTGTTTTACCCGGTAGGTTGACGGTATGACCGAGAAAGACACAGAAGCCTACTTCGTCAAGCGCGTGAAGGCGCTGGGCGGGTACAGCTACAAGTTCCGCAGCGTGACGCAGCGCGGCGTTGCCGACCGCATTGCCTGCCTGCCGAACGGCAAGACATGGTTCGTAGAAATAAAAAAAATTGGCGGCAGGCTGTCGCCGCTGCAAGAGGTGTTCGCCGAGCAGATGGCAACGACTGGCCAGCACTACGTCGTGCTGTGGTCGAAAGAGGATGTAGACGCTTGGTCGGAGACGCGTAAATGAAAGTGTTAGTGGCGTGCGAAACTAGCGGGATTGTTCGCAACGCGTTTGTGGCCAAAGGACATGACGCTTGGTCTTGCGACATTCTGCCCAGTGAGGACGGTAGCAACCGCCATATAATTGGCGACGCCCGCGATTTGTTGAGCGGCGATTGGGATCTGCTCATGGTCGCGCACCCACCCTGCACCCGGCTTTGCAATAGCGGCGTCCGGTGGCTGTCAACGCCGCCGCCGGGTCGCACATTGGAGGATATGTGGCGCGAACTGGACGGAGGCGCGGCGTTGTTTAGCGCTTTCTGGAATGCACCGATTGATCGCATAGCCGTAGAGAATCCGGTGATGCACAAGTACGCTAAGGCGCGGATTGCGAATTATGCCGAACCGGCGCAATCGGTGCAGCCGTGGCAATTTGGCCACGGCGAGACTAAGCGCACCTGCCTGTGGCTCAAAAATCTGCCGCCGCTGGCGCCGACCGATATTGTCGAAGGCCGCGAACCGCGTGTGCATCGTATGCCGCCGGGGCCTAACAGGTGGAAAGAGCGCAGCCGTTTCTTCACCGGCATAGCGGCGGCAATGGCAGACCAATGGTCCTGACCCTGCGCCCCTACCAAGATGACGCCGCCGACTTCTTGTACGAGCGCGACCGGGCGATGATCCTGGCGCCGGTGGGCGCCGGCAAGACCGCGATCACGCTCACAGCCATGCAGGCGATGCTGAACGACGGCTTGGTTAAGCGGTGGCTGGTGGTGGCGCCCAAGCGCGTTTGCGCCGACGTGTGGCCGGTCGAGGCACCGCTGTGGTCTGGCATTGCGCCGGCGCTGGCAGTCGGCACTCCGGCGCAGCGTCAAGCAGCGTTTGACAGCGGCGCGCCTGTGGTCGTCATCAATTACGACAACCTCGACAAGCTAGACAGCCTGTCGGGCTTTGACGGCATCGTGTTCGACGAGTTGACGCGGCTGAAGAACCCGTCCGGCAAACGCTTCAAGGCGCTGGAGAAGCTGCTGGCGCCGATCAGGGTGCGCTGGGGACTGACCGGGTCGTTCACGTCGAACGGCCTGGAGGATGTGTTCGGCCAGTGCAAGATCATCAGCCAGTCGCTGCTGGGCCGCGCCAAGGGCGCGTTCCTCCAGCAGTACTTCGTCTGCATCAACCGCGACTTCGGCCAGTGGGAACCCCGCGCAGGCGGTCTGGAACAGGTCATGGAGCGCATCAAACCCGCAACCTTCGTGCTGGAGCCTGGCGAGTACAGCGACACGCTGCCGCCGTGTCACGTAAACGAAGTCCGCGTTTCCTTTGCAGACCGCGGACCATATGAAAAGATGAAACGCGATTATGTGGTCAAGTTCGGCGACGACCGCGTCATTGCCCAGAACGCCGCGTCGGTGACGACCAAGCTGCAACAGATGGCGTCAGGGTTCATCTACAACCGCGAGGCCGGCGACGCTTCGATCTGGTTCAGCAGCCACAAGTTTGACCGGCTGGACGAATTGCTGGCCGAGAACCAACGCGCTAACACGCTGGTGGTGTACAACTACAGAGAGGAGTTAGCCGAACTCCAGCGCCGCTACCCGCAGGCGCAGACCATCGACGATGACCGCGCCATTGAACGATGGAACGCGGGCAAGATCGAGTTGCTGTTGGTCCACCCCAAGTCTGCCGGCCACGGGTTGAACCTTCAGCACGGCGGCTGTCACATAGTGTTCGTGTCGCTGCCGTGGTCGCTGGAGTTGTACGAGCAGACAGTTGGGCGGCTGCATCGCAGCGGGCAACCTCACGCGGTCTGGGTCTACGTCATGCTAACCGAGAAAACGATTGATGAGCGCATCTGGGCGTCGCTGCACGATAAGCGTGCAGTGTCTGACATAGCTATGGAGGAGTTAAAAAATGACTGAGGTTCACTGGCGTTCACTGGCGGCGGCGATGGGTCCTATGGACGAGCCGGAGGTAAAGCGGCTGCTGGAATGGGAGATGGCTAACCAGCGCCGCTTGTCCATCGTCAAGCGTCTGCATCAGCGGTTCACGAGGCTGCGAGCCGCGCGAGAGCGCGCCGAACTGATGGCGAGGCTTCGCGGATGACCGACGCAATCAACCCCGACCACTACAAGGTCGGCGGCATTGAGACGATTGACTACATCCAGGCGAAGTTGACGCACGAGGAGTTTGCGGGCTACTGCCGCGGCAACGCGCTGAAGTACCTCAGCCGCGTTGGGCACAAGGACGCCACGGCGCAAGAGATTGATAAGGTTATCTGGTATCTGAAACGCTGGCGGGGTAGTCTCGATTGCGTGGCTACAACCTAGCAAACTGGCTTGATGCCGGGATGTATCGCGGAGGAGAGGAAGCATGAAGTATCTAACGCTTGCAGCCCTTGCGGCTGCGTTAACCTCGGCGCCGGCTATCGCCAGCCCGGCGCTGGCTATCTGCCACGGCGAGTACGCCCTGTGCGCCTCCAGCGCGACCGTCCCGCTGCCGGGTAAGACAATCACGGTGGGCGGCAGGGTGTTCGCTCTGGGCGTCTCGGTCTGCCCGGTCATCAGCGGCGCGGCAATCGCAGACGTGAACCTGACAGGCTCCTGCACGCCGCCGGGGCCGGGCCGGGTCTGGTCGCTGTTTGGGACGCCAGCCACTTACCCGCAGCCGCCCGACTGGGTGCCCGCCGCGCCGGTAGATCGGGCCTTTGTCACGACCAGCAAGCCTGGGGGTGGGATGTCCAATATGTGGAGCTTTCCCTGCGTCAAGCGGGCGCGCACGGTTAATGGCGTGCAGCTTGCCGACTGTTACGGCCCCCTGAACGAGTCGCCGTGGACCGGGCAGGCTGTGCCTCCCGGCTCGACTGTCGGCACTGCTGCGCCCGCGGGCGCGCCCAACCCTGTAGGAGGTAACTTCCCATGACGCCTGAAGATGGTTGGGTGGTTATCGCCGCCCGCGACACATCCGGTCGCTGGGAGGCTGAGCGCACAGGACCGATGAATATCCGAGAAGCGCGGGACCAGTGGGATGCTGGCATGATCGACATGGCCCAGCGGCGCGTCGGTAAGACCGAGGAGTTCGTGCTTCTAGTGCGCGCCCGCACCAGTGTGGACAAACGCAGGGTGCCTATATTCACCACCCCCGCCAATGCGGATACCCAGTCCTTCCGCTACCGATGACTGGACGCGCTGGCCGGGATACCGTAGTCCTTGGCTATCGCCTGGATGTCCATTTACTTCTTCTTTTTAGCCGCCATGCCCGCGCTTTTCTTGGCCTGATCATATGCGAAGTTCGGCACATAATACTTTTTGGCCTGCCCGGGGTTTGGAGAACCGCCCAGAGTTTTTTTGGTCGTTGTGTCTGGCGCGTAGTATTTGGACACTTGATTCATGGGTTTGGCGGGCTTCTGAATGCGGTCAGCAGCCTTGTTTCCCGCCACGACCCCAGAATAGGTAGCCGTATCCTTTGCAAGTCTTTTCCCCCGAGCTGAAGCCATCGCCCTATCCCCTGCCGAAGTTTTCTTCATAGCCATTTCACTCTCCTGTGTTGATTAATCAGCACTTCTTTCCTCCGCCCTTCTTCTTACCCACGCAAACCACCCCCCCCTTCATCTGGGATCCCCCAGTTAGCGGTTCATGGCGTTAGTTGGCGGCTCTCGTCCGATTTGGATACCGAACTGTTGCAATGCTCGGAGCGTATCGGGCGACAGACTATCAAGCAAGTTGATGCCGCGTTCGCCGGCGGACT